TTGTTAGCATTCAGAATTCTAAATTGATCAGTAATTATCGCTGACATTGTTAATTAACTTTTTCTTTTTATTTATAGAGGTAATTGAATCATAATCCAAACACCCTTATTGCACCAGTTGATCTTAGACCTCTGAGTGAACTTTGTGAGTAGTTCTTTCTCTGAATAGTTGGGAAAGTAGTTAAACCACTATTAACTGTCAAACCAGTCACACCTATTGAAATAGGATTATCTGATCTCGTAGCGTTAAATATTCTACCCCAACTAATAACCCCTAATTCAGTGCTTATTCCTGGTGCACTAGGATCGAAATTACCTGTTTGGGCGATTCCTAAAACTGATGATGAACTATTTGTATGAATGTTACAAGTAATCTCACCGTTAAACGCACCATCATCAGATACTGCATGGACTTTGTAAATATTATCAACAAATGTTGTTCCTATGGCAACTATTGATGAATCCTGACTGTCAACCGATGTTACAGCTGATCCAACTTTTGTATCTTTTATGAAAACTGGATAACCAACAATGATTGGTTTACCTGATATCTGCTCGTCTGATCTAAAGAAGAACTTAAGTGCTAATGGATGACCGCCAGTACCAGTCGTTGTAGTAATACCAGTAATAATTCCAGTAAATCCCTCTATATTACTAATCTCTGTAATTTTTTCAGTTTGAAATTCAGGTAAGTCAATTATTACTTGTGGAGGTGTGGTGCTTGTGTAACCCAATCCTTGATTTACTACATTAATTGCATCTATAGATCCATTATTAATAGTTGCTGTTGCAGTCGCTATGGTATATGCACCAACACTTCCATCTGATTGTATAAATGTACCAACTCCAGATACAGGTGCAGAAATTTTAACTTCTGCTGTGCCACTATAACCAGAACCAGCGTTAGTTATATCAAATGATGTAACGGAACCTGCTGCAGATACGATTGCTGTAGCGGATGCACCAACGTTTATTTCACCAGAAGAAATTAAAGCATCAACACTATTATATGTTAAATTATATCTATCTGCTAAAGGAATATGTGTTGTCTTTTCATAGAAGAAAGATCTAACATCATCTACAAAAATTCCATTTAAAGGTGTGCCATCATCACCTGAATTTATTGTAAAGTCTCCAATAATTTTAGCAGTTGGATAAATTTGTGGTTCTAATATTTCTCTTGACTTATCTATTTTTTTACCATTTAAAATTATATCAACTTTTTGTTTAGTCCATCTAACTGGTTTATCATTATTTTCATCAATACCCTGACCTGTGTAGATATCAGTTTCTACAAGTTTTGCTCCAAGTAATTCTTTTATAGTTCTTTCATTCCTTTGTGTAGTAGTGAATCCAACAGGGTGTTTAAACACTCTTAGTTCATCACCAACTTTGATTGTTTCTTGTATATCAGCAGTATCAATATCTACACCATCTTGACCTTTGTAGAAGAAGATATCTACCTTAGCTTCTGGTCTAGGTGGTTCAATGAAATCAAATGTAGTTCCTCCTTGGAATTGATAAGCTTCACCAGGTTTTTGAAGTACACCATTAACAAATATCAATAGAACTGCATTCATATCAATTAGTTGAGATCTTGAATTATTCAAATCTTTTTCAAAACTTAAAAGTTGTCCGTTGAAGAATAACGGGAATCTCTTACTTATTCCGTCTTGTAAATTCTTTATGGAATCAATAAAATCTATTTCACCGAACTGTTGTGCTGAAAATCTATCAGTAAAGACTTCAAGTACCTCTAATTCAAATTCTTGAATTGGTTGACTTAAATGTGCTGCAGTAACTAGACCAACTGGTTTAAATTTATCACCAAGTTTAAATGAATGTCCTGATCTAGCAACAGAGAATTTAGAAATTTCAAAGGTAGTAGAACCAATACCTACAGTTGTGGAAGCAGCACTGACCTCAACATCTAGTAATAAATTAGAACCAGTAGCAGTTGTTAAACCAATTCCTCGTCTAGAAACACCAATTACAGGTATATTATCGTAATTTGGTTCTGGTATTATAATTTCTGGATTTACATAACTTGTACCAGCAGAAACAATTGTAAATGCAAGTGTTCCACCAACACCAACAGAAGCAGTTACAACAGCACCGCTACCCGCACCTCCACCAACACCTGCGTTTAATGTTATTGTGTTAATAGTAGTTGCACCAATACCAGTTACAATACCTGCAATAGGATCTGAATTTGGGAAACTAGTTTTTGATACTGCTCTTGGATATGGGTGATCTGAGAAGAAATTATCCTTAGAACACTTAAATACTAATCCACCAGTGTCAATGCCAACTGAATCACTTGTTGTGAACGTATGATTTGGAATTGTTAAAATTAATTGACCTGTATGAGAAGTGTATACTGCGTTAGTGGCTGTAAATGAATCACCAGCAAAACTTCCTTTCTTAATCGAACCGATACCAGAACTTACAAATCTATGTTCGTATGCTTGATCTGTAACTCCAATTGCAACTGAACCACCACGATATCCAGAACCAAATGTAAGATCTTCAAAGAACTCGAATGCATGTCCACCACCTTGATATGTGTGTGGAATAGTGCTTGCACCTGCCTGAACTTCAAATGTTCTTTCAGATACAATACCTACTAAGAATAATGGTCTCTCGTGGTCTTGGAAGATTGTTGTTGTTACTCCTACATATCCACCACCACCAATTGTTTTAACAGCGTCAGCATCAGCAGAATCAAATGTGTGAACATACTGGTCACTTGGAGCAGACGCACCAACATTTATTTTAAATGTATTTGTTGTAGCATCACTTACTGTTAGGTATTGGTTCGCAGCAGGGTCAGTTGCACGAGGATAACAATGAACTGTTGCATTACTATCTTTATCACAAGTGAAGCAAATACCACCAGTTTTAAGAATTACTGCATCACCATTTACTAAACCGTGGTTTGCGATTGTTAATACTAAATCACCATTAGCGGGATCGTAAGTTGCATTGGTTACTGTGCCAACTACAGTTTTCGGACATACAAATTCTAAACCCTTAAGTTTAACTGTATTAGGTCTCTCAAGTGCAAATCCATGAACCTTATCTGTTGTAACTGTAATGATACCTGTAATATTATCATACGCTGCAGTTTGAATGCCAAGATTAAATCCAGATGATGTTGCTATACCAACGACACTTGTTATCCCACCAGTGGCATCTTTAAATGCTTTTACTTTTGCACCTTGTAGTGGAGCATATCCCAATCCTGGTGTTGAACCCAATGAAACAATTATTCCACCTCTTGGAACTTGATTCTGATTTATATCAAATTCAGAAACCATTTTTTCACCATTTTCCGAAGTGATACCAGTAAACTCTACTGTAGAGATACCAGCAGTTGAATCAGATATAAATTCATAATTATTACCAGCATTATTAACTGTCAGTGGAGTCTGGAATATACCATTAATGAATACAACTCCGTTTCCAACACCAACACCTGAATGTGTATTTGCTCCACCGACAGTGAGTGTGTAAGTCTTGCCGATACCTGTGAAGTTGTCAGATATATCATCAAACAACATATTAGTTGTGTAATCACTTCTTAAGAATGTTCTACCACTAAATTCTGCTTTATCAAAAGGTTGATTAGTTTCATCTCTTCTGCTACGTGTATTTCCTTTTGGAGGGTCTGAGAAGAATACTTTACTATCAACTATATTAAATGCACCTCTATGCAATCTTGCTACATCATTTGCAGTATGTGTTGTCTGAGCTATTCCTAATTGCCCTCTCTCAACCTTAACAACTGGTAAAGTAGCAATACCAGCTGCAACAGAAGCTGACTCATTTATAATACCTGTGGGAGTGCTTGAAAAACCAACCTCAAGAACTTTTACAAATTCATCATTCAATTTCAAAAATTCACCTGCTTTTATAGAGCTAATACCACTTAATACAAATTGTGATAATCCAATTCCAACAGTGCTATTATAAGTAAATCCATCAAATACACCTAATGTGTGAGAAATAGATGTAAATGTAATTGGTTGTTGAACTACACCATCTAATCCAATCAGAGTTTTAGTTAACTGTTTTGTCATAGCTAACTTATGTGAGTTTCCACTGCCTAGTGAACCACTTACTCCAGTAAATGTTACAGCAACACCAGTTGTTATAAATTCAGGTCTTGTATATAATTCAAAATTGTCTTCATCTATAACCTTTGCAAAAACAGTGCTAGGAAGAATGTCTGTTACGATACCAGAGATATTTTCTGTGGCACCAATTGAAACTGCAGTTCCTGCTACACCTATGAATGTTGAACCAGGTGTATATGTAAGTTCCTCATTAGTGTTGAAGAAATGACTTGGTAAAGTTATAACATTTGTAATTGTACTAATTGTTCCTACATTAGATGGATTAAATGTTTTGGAATATATTGGAACACCATTATTTGTTAATAAGAACTCTTTCTTATCAGCTCTTAAACCACTAGCACCATCATAAGTTGATAAGAATAATTTTTGATCTACAGTGCCATAAATTAAATTAGGTGGGTTATTACTAAAATCACTATCAGTGTATAATACTTCATTGTATGATTGTACTTCTATTAAAGAATCAAATTCTGCATCTGGATAAAATCTTAAGTTAATATCATTACCAACTATCTCACCACCAAATGTACCAATACCTGTAGTTGAACCAGCAGATACGAATGGATATTGAATTGTGAGTATATCATCTAAATCTCTAATTGATATAATTTGATGAACAGCAGATGTCTCACCACAAGAAACTCTTACAAGAGATTTTACTGTACTATCTAAATTTTTATTAATTGTATTGTATGTTATTGGATTTGTTGTTCCAGTTGCATACTTCGATTCTAATCTGGCACTTCTTTCTGCACCAACTGGTTGACCCGAAACTAAAAAGCGATATGTTCCTATACCAGATTCTGTTGAACCTAAACCAACTACATTAGCTCTAACCTCTAATGGATTAATCCTATCATTTTCTATTTGTAATTTTACTAAATTATTTTCAACCTTTGCAGTAATGATACCTACAATACTACTACTTAATCCAGATGTTGTATCTACATATGTCTCTGCGATTGTTGTATCAGTCCCATCAAAATCAACTATAACCTCACTATAATTAATTTCCTTTGATATAGAGTCCTGAACAAATATATTTGCATAAAGTGAATTAAAATCATAGTCTGGAACCTCTAATATCGTAGAAGTTACTACACCAACAGTTGTTGTTCCAACTCCTGTATTATGACCCGTCAAATCGATACTTCCAATAGCATTTGTTCCAATACCTGCTAAATCTGTATTGAATTCAATTTTTAATATTTTTATATTGTGGTCTCTCGAAAATTTTTCAACTGGTTCAAATAATAAATTTTTTGTACCAGTTGTTGTAATTTCAGTATTGAAATCGCCTAATTTTTGATTTGTAAAATCGGTTGATTTTTCAAGAATAAATGCATCTTTCTCAGTTGTTAATGTAACTAATTCTGTAAATTGAGTATCAACTGTATCTGGATCAATTATTTGAATTAAATAACGTCCTATTTCATCTGTTAAAGGTTCGATGGTTGTAGTGAAACTTTCAAACCCTTCACTAGAAAAAGTATCACTAATATCATCATGAAGTAATACTCTATTAGTTTTACATCTAGTAAAGTCAGTCAGTGTTTTATTTTTAAGAGTGAGAAATTTAGAATTATCATTCCTTGTAGCAAAATCTCTTACTAAATCAAAATTATTAATTGCATCTACTCTTTGTTTATCCTCTATTTCAAGAACATTTGCAACATCTAAAACAATAGATTGATTTGATTCTGCAGTTTCTCCAATACCAACTGGAATTTTAGATAATACTGAGGTATCAGCAAAATTTTTCAATCCAGATGGATGAGTAAGACGATTTACGGGATTTACAAAATCATTCCATCCGATTGGACTTTTAATGGTATATGAAAGATTTTGATAATAATCATTATCAGGTATTACTTGATAATCCTCATTTAATTTACCAATATCATCTAACCAACCATATTCTTGTCTGTTTGAAAAATCAGTTTTGAATTTAGCTTGATTATCATTTAAGGATGTAATTTCAGCTGATACACCACTTAATCGACCTACAATTCTATCACCAACCTTTAATTTAGATTTACCATCTATTTTAATATAATCATTTCTAACCTCACTTATTTTTAAATCAGTTACTTCATTTCCGATTATAAGTGTTTCATTTAATTCAAATACACCTCTTTTTATAACAGGTTCGATGACTGGTAAATTTTTTCTGTTTATTAAATTAGCATAACCTGACTGGAAAGTTTTAGCGATACCAGGATTTGTAGTAACACCCGCTAAACTAAATTGTAATATAGACTGAGTTCCAGCAGAATAATCTGTAACTTCAAAGAATTGGAAATTGTAATCCTCTGAATTGTATCCTTCCCCTTCGACTATAGTAGATGAAACACTGCCACCCTGTGTTGCTCCTATACCACTCTCTCCTACCCTTTGTATACCTTCAATGAAGATTTCATCACCTACTGCAAATGGTTGCTCGTCAAATCCATTTATAGGGGTTTCTAGGAAACAAGTAACGACTCCAGAATTACTAGTTATTACAGAATTAATACCTACACCATTTGAGTTGTTTATTGCAACTACTCTATGTACTACTGAATCCAATCCATATATTGGTGATATTACTTTAACTTCCGATACCTTTTGATTTGGTGCTATTGCTTGTAGAGAAACTTCATCTACAACAGTATTTGAAACGGGATTGAATAAGATCAAATCAGGAGCATTTGTATATTCTGATCCACCACTTAATACATCAACTGATTCAATTACATCAAGATTATCAATACCAACAACAGAGGGAATAAATGCCTCTGGGCTCAAAGTTTTATCAGAAGAATATTCATAACCAATATCTACGATTCTAACTTTTTTAATTCTTCCAATGTCTTTAGAATATGCTTTTAGATTTGCATCAGATCCATTTGTACTATTGACTTTTAAAAATTCAGGTAGTTTTTTATAATTAAAACCTCTAGATATAATATTAAAATTCTTTATAGAACCTTCAACTGTGGTTGCTTCGGTGGAGTATTCTAGTTTTTCACAATCACTATTTGTATATGATAAAAATTCAGGGAATCTGGGAGAGATATCAAAAGTATCATCAGTAACGTTGAATATTTCATATTCACCATTATATACACTATCAACAAATTTTATTTCAGAATAATTTGATACTTCTGTATCAGCAGTGCTTATAAACCCACCTTTTGTTAAACCATAGTATAATGTATTAGGTGCAGAATTAGAATATTTAACTTTTAAAGTTGCTCCTGTTGGATCAGTATTATTTGTTCCTATTCCAATTGTACCTGCAACACCAACATTAAAATTAGTTGAGTCTTGAGAACTAATATATTCATTTGTTAATTCTTTGTCATAAAATAATTTAAAATCAAAACCTGCTAAAGTTGTACTTGATAATCCAAAACCAAGAACTGAATTTTTAACTACTTCTATCTTGGGGTTAATTAATGCTATTGACTGATTTCCACCAGTGTTAGATACAATGTCTACTACTCTTACAGGATTTGAATTAATATCAATAATTGTCTCTGCAAGTGAGAATTTGCTCCTACTTATTTTATTAATAAAGTAAGTTCCAGTTGTTAAACCAGTAGCTGAACCATCATAAAATATTTTATCACCAGTCTCAAATCCATGATTGGTAATATTAATATGATTAGTTTCAACATTTGAAGCAGTAAATGATATTGGATTTACTAATAATTTTTCATAATTTGAATTATAAATGACTGATACAGTCGTAGTAGTTCCAATCCCTACATTCAGATTTGGTATTACTTCAAGATTAATTATATCCTTCTCTACAAGATTATGTGTAGTTGTATTTGCAGCAGATATATTTGTAGATACTCTTGTTGTAATTTGATCTATCGTACCAGTTACCTGAGTGTGAGTTGGTTCAAAGAAGTAAAGAGATGATGAAATACCAGAGATACTACCTCTTGAGAAGAAGAATAATCCATCGCTAGTGCTACCTATACCCACTCTTGTGGTTACAAGACCTATATTATCTGGACCTTTGTCAATAACATATACTTTAGTTGAATTTTGTCCTGTAAATGGTAATTTAAATTGTTGTTGTAATGGATTAGTTGATACATCAAATCTATTTGCTCCATTTCGTTTGTTTAAAATAAGTTCTTGACCTGTGCTAAACGGATGATTTGGAATTCGTATTGTTCTTATGGGAATTGAAACTGTTGTTTTTAAATCACCAATAAATGTATCAACATCTATCGCACCACCAACAGTAGTTCCTACTCCAACTGATTGAGCTGGATTAAAATAAACTAACTCATTTAATTGTGATTCAAATCTAGTTGTTTTTACAGGTAATGTTATACTATTATTTAAAATATCGACATTACTTCCAGCAGTATGAGCTGCTCCAACATTTCTAAAAACTCTAATAACGTTATTTCCTTCAAAAACGTTTAAAACTCTGACTATTTCTTCATTTGTTGCATCTCCTGAAGCAATTCTTATAGAAGAACCTATTGCTACCGTGGGTATACTTGATACAGTTATATCTTCAATGAGTCCTGCTGAAGCTGATTGCATTGTTGATAAAAGTGTAATTCTAGATGTGCTTACACCTACTTTAAATGTGTCTGTTAAATTTACTATTGAAGTGCTTAAACCTGATATTGATACACAGGTTTGATCCTTTATATCCAACAATGGGAAGAAGCTAGCCTTAACTCGATTTTTATCTAACCACTCAAAAACTGCTCCTTCATAAGAAGATATTGATGTGTCTATTCTTGATATTCCAATACCTACTATTTCACTAACTTCTGCTCTAAATCCAGTTCCATTAGTCTCTTCATCATTAAATTCAGTTAAATCTCCAACTTTGTAATTTTGCCCTGAATTTAATATTGTAATTCCATCAACACTACCCTTGGTAACAGATTCAATTTTTGAAATTTGTCTTATTTCTTCATATGACTCTACAATAAAATCACTACCAGCAAATTTTTCATCAACAGCATAAGGGAATGTATTTCTTCTTATATCTGTGCTATTGAAATCAAAATCATGATTTAGTATTTTATTTTCTGTAATTAGTGGAGAACGATAAGTATTTCCTATAAAATAGGGATATTCTCCCTCAAGTTTATTAGTTTGAGTCCCTAATCCAACAGTTGTAAAGTATGCATATACTCCATTAGGAAATTCTGGTGTTTTTCCAAATCTTCCGTTATGGATATCCAAATCACCTGACTCGTCAAATACATAATCTTCAACAAAGAATCCACCAGCGTATCCGTTTGGGCGATTATTTACACTATTTGGATTTAAAATATATGATGACTCTATTATCTTTAGAGGAGAGTTTATATCATCTGGATCTGAATAACCAAAAGGACCATAAATTGGATTACCATCATAAGCCCAACCTATAATTGGAGAGTGTCCTGTAATTTGATTAAATTCACCATTAGCAAGTAGACTGAAAGTTTCTTCAAATCTACTAGCTATTTCTTGCGAATAACCTACGATACTAAATCTTAAAGTGTCATTTTTTGTTGATAAGAAGGAATCACCAAACCTACTAGCATTATTTAAAGTTAAAGATCTAACCCTTGCATTGAATTTAGCATTTTTACCTCTTGAAAATGCCCTTACCTCAGTAGTTGCTGAATCATATCCTATACCAGTGTTTAGAACTTTTGCTTGTATTACTTCACCATTTTCAATAATAGGTCTTATAACAGCACCTCTTCCTACTCCAGTCGATGTTACCTGAATGTCAGGTGCTGAATTATACTCACTACCTCTATTAGTGACTGCAACACTTTCAATTCTACCGTTTACGATGATAGGTTTGAATTCAGCATTTTTTCCATTCTCAACTAAAACATTAGGTGTAACTTCTTTATCAAGTATTTCAGAACCATAATTTGTTCCTTCTTCATACAAATATCCACCTAAAATTTTACCAGTAACAATTGGTGTGATGACTAAATCTCCTGTTACAGTTGAACCATATGAAACATTAATGTTAACTTTAATTTTTGGATATTCAAATATTTGTAGTCCTTGTCCTACTGATTCAAAATTTACATATTTACCTCTATCATAATCCTCTGTGGACGTTGCACCCACACCTGCATTTGCCAACTGAAAGGAATCATCAGTTAATTTTCTGACAATATATGATGTTGTTGTAGATAAACCTTGTATTGCTGTTGTCTCTGCTGAATATTCAATAATCTCTCCACTATTAAATCCATGATTCTTGAAATTGATTGTGTTTAATGATGTGGATATTCCAGATGTTTTAACTCTTAATTTGCGGTGAGTATATCCAGATCCCTGCTCTATTACTTTAACTGCAACTAATGTATTTCTTCTTTCAGTTCTAAATCTATGAATACCACTTGCAGTGGTGTCTGATGAAAGTCCAACTGTATTGATACCTGTTGCACCAAATAATGCGTCCGCTGCTGTATTGAATAACCTAACAGTTGATGTATTTACAGATCTAATATAATAAGGATCTCCATCAGAAAGTGTCCCTGAAGACGTATTTGTTGATTCGTATGCAGTTCCTATACCTAAAGGTGCGTTCCCATTTGAATTATAGTAAATGAGTTGTCCATTTTCTAAATTATGTCTAGTTGTAAAGGTAATTGTTTCATCTTGAATGTCAACTCCACCGTTAAAAAATATATCTCTACTATCAAACTCTAAAAATCTATTTCTTTCACCTAAAACAGGTTTTAATATACATCCAGAACCATTACCTCCAGTTAACGAAATGTTTGAAATATCTTTGATATCAAAATCTTGTGGGTCAACAAGACAATCTACCACTTTACCTTGAATTATTGGTTCTATTTTTGCATCAATACCACCTGCTAAGTTTGACTCAACATTTATTACTGGTGGATTTATTACGTCATAACCATCACCTTCGTTTATTAAATCAACAGATGTGAGAGGACCATAAAAAATTTGATTGTCTGAAATTGGAGAACGAATTTGCACTCCATTTATTAACATACCAATATCATTAAATGGTGTTTCTTGTTCTGATGGAACAACTAAATTTTGACTTAAAGGAAATTTTCTTAATATTTTATCAGGTTCTAATGAACGACTTGCATGTTTTTTTAAAATAAATTTATGAGTATCAGAGGTTGTTGTACCAATACCAACTTGCACCGTAGATGCAGTGCCTATTTGAGAAATGGATTCATATAATTTTATTTTTGTTATTTTAGAATTGGAGTTAGGGATTACTGGATCTATGTAATATGTCCTACCATTTTCTAATCCTGACAATGGCACATCATCTGTTTCATAAATTATTTCATCACCCTGAATAAATTTAATATCTCTTTGTTTTATTGGAAAATTTATAAAACTATACTTTTCAGTAAAAATATTATATCCATCAAATTTAGTAGTATCACTACCATCCGAAAAAGTTTCTTCTACAACATTAGTTGTAATTGGATAACTTGGAAGTGAATTAGAGGCAACATATCCAAATTTGTTATCATCAACGTATACAGATAACGTGTCTGCTATAATATTCCCATTACCCTCTTTGAGAGGTACACCTGTGCTTGATGCTTTATTATCAGATCTACGAATATCATATAATTGGTTTGGAAGTTGAGTAAAATTTGATATATTTCCTGCGGTGAAGGAGTGTGTAGCTGAGGTTATAGATTTTACATCACCAGATCCTACTCTTGCATTCTCATTTCTCTTAAGAATTTCAAAATTATCACCCTCCTTTAAATATGCTTTGTCAATCGGTGTCTGTAATTGAAATTCAGCACTTGAAATGCCAACTTGAAATCTTGTACGAGTATTATAAATCCAAGAATTAGCAAAAATTTGTTTATAATTTTCACCATCATTTTCTATTTTTTCACCTACATTTTTTACAAATATATTTTCATCTTCATTTACTAAGTTAACATCTGTTACTGGAATCAAATCTGATATTACACCTGTGATTCTTAAATCTACTCTTTTAGATAAATCTCCATTTTCAAATCCAAATATTGTTTCATCGTCTCTAATATCATCACCAGTATTAATACCAACGTTTATGCCACTACATCCAAAGAACTGATTTATTGATTTTGAAGTGTAATTTATTGATGTATTTTTTCCACTAATAAGAGTGCCTGTTGCACCAAATCCAACAGTTGAATCTACATCTATTATCGTTCCACCTGCGTGTATTCCATTAATTAATTTTGTTTTGCCAGGCACTTTAAATATGCCTTGAATTAAATCTCTATCACTAAAACCTACAAATAAAGCAATCTTATAATAATTCCTTCCCTCTCTTTTTATAATTTCAACTTCTGATACTGATGCACTAGTTGAAGTATCAGTTGATTTAAATATTGTCTGACCTGTTAAGTTTTGAGGTTCACCACTACCAATAACATCAGCTACAATGACCTCACGACGTATGAATTCAGCACCAGATGGTTTAATTAAATTACCTTCTAAGTCAATAACTTTTGCATCAACTCCATATAATACTTTAAATAATATATTTACTGATTCTTCAATACCTTTTGATTGATAGAATGACCGAGAAAATTTTACGAAGTTTCCTATATCTAAATCACTGGTAAAATCATTATTTTCTAAACCAGGTAAAAATGTTTTTTTAAGTTTTTTAAAAAACTCTTGTAAAAACAGAACAGATAAATTTGTTAATGTTGATCCGTTAGAGTGTGATGCTGCTGATGTTTCATTAAATTTTAAATGCTCTTGATTTATATTAAGGAGTGAGGAGGAGATACCTACATTATATCCTGTTACACCACTAAAACCACGAATACATCCAGTAAATGTAGTGGATGTTATTCCTGTATATGATATAATTTCATCATCAATTTTAAATAGACCATACTCATTTGGAAATCCTTTTGTGCTAGGTACAGTAATTGTATCATCAGTAGATGAAATATCTGATGAAATAGTTGTTTTACCAACAATGACTTCGGGGACTAAATTATCTGGTTTTAAATACTGATCGAAATTAGTTATTAAATCAGAAGGACCTCCTTGAAATTCTTGTGAAATATAATATTGCTTTAAAAACTCTGTTGCATTAGGAAAATCAGATACCACAAACTCTGGTAACTGATTTTCAATAATTTTATTGACTTGTATTCTTTTGTCAAATTGTGACATAAATTATTTCCTCTCTAAAGTTCCATTAGAGTAACTTGATGTATAGTAATCTCTCTGGAATACGACTCCTGAAACATCCTCTCCTGATGCAATTACGTCCTTCACAGTATTTATTGTGCTTTTTGATACGTTGAAATTGAGATATAAATCCTTAAGACCAACAACATCATTCGATTCTGGGAACGCTTGTATCTCAATAATATTGTTTTGGCTAACGGTAGATGTAATATTAATTGTATTCAATATAACTTCTCCATGTTTATAGTCCACTATACCAGCTTCTTTAACTAAAATTTGTTGTTGATTTTTTTCATTCTTAGTTACTACACTTAATATTCCTTTCATACTACCATCTAGATTACCAGATGCATCTTTATTTGGTATATCAGTTAGATAAGCAATGTTAGAAAATCCATTGATTGTAAAACCTGTACTTTTTATATTATATCCTGCAGGTTTAATATTAAATTGGTTTCCAAAACATAATTCATACTGTGCGAATTGATTAAGTAATGCTTTTAAATCTCTTCTTATGATAACTTTAGTAATATTAGATGTAATTCCATTATCAATACGGTCAATTAATGTGCTAATTTTACTATATTTAAATCGTCCACCAAATTTATTAATTTCAACATTTGATGCATATTCATTTAGAGCATTAATTATATTTGTTCTCAAACCAGAAGAAGAATTTATTTGAGATGGATTATAATATATGTTTGACTCTATCTCCACATATAGTAGTTTTAAATCAATAATCTCAGAATTAATACCAGCGATAGCGTAATTCTTCAATTTATTTTTAATTTGATTTTTATCAAAATCTGATACGAAAGTGCCATTTTTTGGTTTAATACTTATCTGCACTTTACCGAATTGTGGTGGACTTAACTCCTCTCCACCAACAACAGCAACAGATTCAGCAGCAGGATATATCGTACCAATTATTGCCTCATAATCCCTTGGTGTTACTGCCCTGTATTGTGCTGAGTAAATTCTTGGAGCAAAATACTTAATTGACTGCACATCTTCAACTTCAGCACCATTAGAAGCATTAGAGACAGTAGTTATACTGATGGGACTACTTGGTGTAAAGAATGTATCGTCACTCTTTGCAAATGAACCTTGGAAACTAAAACTTGCAGCACCATTTCCAGTTTCTCCATCAGTTACAATATACTGTGCTGTAATTAAAGTACCACCTTCTAATTTTTTACCGAAGAATCCGTCACCAAATAATATTTCATACTTCTCATCTTGAACTTCTTGTGCTAGAAATATTTCTGAGTGTTTATTAATATTCAATATATTATCAATCATACTATATTTTCTTCCAAGTCCAACATCCCCAACCCCTTTTACATAAACACGTAAAGTTGAACTATCGATATTTGGACTATCGATAATATATCTTTGATCTTGTGAATTATCTACACGATAAACTCTCTGAAGTAAAGTTCCTTCATAAACATTGATAGGATCATCAAATACAGCAAAAGAAGTTCCTCCTCTATCCTCTACTCTACTAGATGTAATAGAATCTGATGTTGAAAATCTATATGTGGTATTCTCAGCATTACCAACACAAACAAGTCCTGGACGAAGGGTTAAAAACTTTGTAGTGGCATCAGATGTTGTTCCGACATCTATGTCATTTATTTTAATTTGAGCTACTGCAGCGGTTTTTGAACGGGGTACATATCCAATATTTCTTGCAAGGGATACAACATTCTCTCTTATTGTTGCAGAATCTAAAAATGATTCGTTTGCAACTAAATTTGCGTTAAATGCATTAATGTAAGTATTATAGGCAAGCGTATCTATTAAAACTGAGAAGTTAGAACCTTCAAAATCAAAACCACTAAAATTTGAATTTGAACGTAAAAAATCTTTTATCTGTGCTTTGATTTCATCAAAGTCTAAACTTGTAAACTGAGTAAAAGGCATATTATCTCGTTGGTTCTAAAATAAAGGAGAATGACTGTGTTGGAGCATTAATTCCCACGATATCAAAAAAGACTTTAACATCAAAATTATTATTGTCTGGGTCTGACTGTGCCTCAACCTGAACATTAGCAACTCTTGGTTCATAATTTTCAATTGTTTCTACAATTTGATCTTGTATTGTAACAATAGTGCCACGACTATAATTCTGAAATAAAGAACTTCTTATTTCAGTGCCGATTAAAGATTCAAAAAATCTTTCTGTTGGCATCGTTTCAACCAAATTTCTTACAGATCTTACAATTGCCCTCTCATTCGCAAGCACAGGAAGGTCTTTCGTCACTGGATGAGGTGAAAAAGACAGACTTATATCCTTAAATGATCTTGATTTGCGTAAAATCGACATTATAAACGCTTTTAGATTTATTTATA